GCGAACAGCGGCGTCAAGACCTGCGCGAGTTGCTTCGCGGCGAACGGGGACGCGCACGCTGCGCGGAACGCGGCCTGCGCTGCCTGTGTCGCCGGTGAGGCGTCGGCGGGGATCGCCGCAAGGAACGTCGCGTCGCGCGCCTGGAGGTTGTTGCTCCCCGTGGCGAGTTGCGCGAACAGCTCCTTGTGAATGATGATGGCCTTGCCCATCGCGGCTTGGATCGTGTCTTCGGTCGCGACGGCCATCTGTCAGACTCCTTGCGTGGCGCTCGGGCTAGAGATCAGTTCCGAGGGCCATGGGTCAGTCCTTCGGCCTAGCCGGCCATCGACACGGGTTCGGGCACCTCGCGCGCCTCGGACTCCGGCAGCTCGTGGAGCCACAGGAACCGCGCGAGACGCACGTCTCCGATCTGCGGGTGGTAGTTGCTCGAGCGGTCGTCGTAGATGCGGCCGGTGTCACCCGTGCCGATCCGCGCGACCTTGTGGCTGATCGCGTTCACGATCGCGTCTCGCTCCGCGTCCGTGAGCCAGTCGCGCTTGCCGCGGAGCGGGGGCGTCTGCCACTGCCCGTCCTCCATCATCACGGGCGTTCCGCGCACGGCGTGGAACGTCACCCCGCACACGCTGAAGTTCTGCACCGGGCAGACTCGGCCCTCGTCGTCCTGGCCCTTGACGCCCAGCTCGTAGAGCTTGCGCTCGGCCGGCGGCGGAAGCGGGATCGCGCGCTCGCCGAGCGTGATCGGGCGAGGCGACGTGATCGGCGCAGACGCGACGGGCGCGGGCTTGGCTTCGACGGGCGGGGCTTCGGTGGGCATGGCGTGTGGGCCAGTCTGCGGCGCGGTGACCGCTACGGGGTGATGGCTGGGGCGCCGCGGCCGAACGCCGGCGCGCGGCATGGGGCGCGGTCTAGTTGTTGACCTTGATCGCGCCGATGGGGTAGTTGACGAAGTACCCGGCGCGCGAGTCCGCGTGCCAGATCATCTTCTTCTCGTTGAAGCAGTCCGAGTTGTTGAGGCGGTTCAAGAACGTCTGCCGAACCGGCTGGCGCGACTGCTGACCGATCGCCTTGACCGGAGCGGCGTGGAGCCACACGGACCAGTCGTCGGTCGTCTTGTACGGCGAGAGCATGATGTTCACGGGCGCGCCGCTGCGGTTGTCCATGTACGGGTTCGTCTGCGCCGCGGCCCCGACGTTCTCCGTGCCAGCCACGTTCTTCACGATGACCACGTTCCCCTGCTGCTGGAACGCCTTCATCATGATGAACTTCAGGTGGACGCCGCAGACGATCGTCACGCCGAGCTTGTCCACCGAGCTCGAGTAGTACGGCTGGCCCTCGGTGTCGAGGAACTGCTGTGCACGGACGATCGTCGAGGCGTAGTCGTCCTGGATCGACGCGACCGACGCGACGCCGGTGCCGGAGACGATGTTGCCGCCCGCCTTGCCGAAGCGATCCGCACCGTCGCCATCCGTGGCGCTGAACAGCGCCGCGCCGTCTGGAGCGTTCGGGATCGCGGGGAGGAGCTTCGCGTTCGTCTGCGACTCCTCGATCTGGAAGAAGATGCGCTCGGGGAGTCGCGCCATGTTGGCCGCGGCGTCCGCGGCGCGGCTCTCGAGCGACTGGGTCCGATCGTCGGCGACGTCGTCCTCCAGCGCATCGACGCCCACCTCCCAGTTGTGGTTGACGACCGTCATCGTCCACGTGCCGAAGCCCTTACGGCTCGGCTTCGCGCCGCGCGGCCAGCGGCCGGCGTGCGGCGCGGACTTGAAGCCCGCGTAGGTCTCGTACCGGCCATTGCTGGACGGCGCGAAGTCCATGCACGGGGCGAGCTCCTTCGTGACGTCGGCGTAGGTGCTGCGCCACATGTCCACGAAGCGGGTCTGGATTCCCGGCGTCAGAACGTTGGTGACCGTGACTGCGTCCATGGTTGTTCCTCGTTCGGGCGCTGTCGCCCGTTGTTGGGGCTAGAGGCCGGGGAGGTACTCGACCGTGATGTAGACCTGGTACAGGCCGGGGTCCGACGCGGTGCCCGCGGTGTTGACCACGCCCTCGATGTCGAGGAGGTCGCCGTCGTGGAACTCGTTCGCCGCGGTGATCGCGGTGCCCGCCTTGTTGTCGCCCGCCACGTCGGCCGTGATGAGCTCGATGACGCCGCCCGTGACGTTCGTCCCGCCGATCTCGAGGTTGGCGTCGATGTCCACGTCCGCGTCCGTCGGCCCGATGAGGCAGACCGCGTACGTCTCGAGGATCTTGCCGTGGCCGGAGAGCTTGATCCCCGTCGCGAGGTTGCCGCTGCCGGTGATGCCGACGCCGACGCACGCGATCGGGATCGTGCGGATGTTCGATCCCGCGAGCGCCATCTGGAGCATCTCGACGCGGGAGAAGAAGTAGACGTCCGCGGTCGTGGTCGTCTTGTACGTCTCGATGATGCCGACCGGAGTGCGGTTCGGCGCGGACGGCCGCGTGATCGTGAACGTGACGTCGGTCGTCGCGTAGACGAACTTCTGGTGATCCGCGACGGTGCCCGCGAGCGTGCCCGCCACGGGGCAGTCGTTGACGATCTGACCCATCGCGTAGACGCGACCGTTGACGATCGGAGTCGCCGACGTGTCGCCGGTCATCTTCGAGTCGCCCCAGAACCCGATCGGCGTGTCTCCGGCGACGCCCGTCCAGGTGGACACGCGGCCGGCGGCGACGAGGGCAGCGCGAGCGCCGCCGTACATCACGACGGCGTTCGTGATCTGGTGATTCAGCGTGCCCGCGTCGCGGTGATCGCGGCTCAGGTCGGCGGTTGCGATGGTCATGTGATCGTGCTCCTGTCAGGGTTCCGCTTACGCGGAGACCGGGGTTCCTTCGGCGCCGACTCGGATCGCGAGGTGCTTGGCGAGCGTGAGCTGCGTGTCCGGCGTCGCGGCCTTGTAGGCACGCCAGACGGCGGCCTCGCGGCGCGCGGCTTCGAGCCGGACCGGGGTGTCCGCGTAGAGCGCGATCTCCGCCTCGTCGGCGGCGACGCCCGAGAGGCCGAGCGCGTCCGCGAACGTCTCCGGGGGGTCCTTGCGCCCGCTCGTCTCCAGGGTCACCACCAGGTCTTCGAGCGCCGCGGCGCCGAGGAGCGCGAGGCGGTCGCCGCGGACGTCGAAGTCGGCCGGGATCTGCACGCGCTTGGCGCGCAGTCGCGTCTTCGCCGCGGCGATCATCTCGGCCCGCTTGGCCTTCGCGTTCTCGGCCTTGAGCGTCGAGTTCTCGGCGGAGAGCGCCGTCACCTGGGACTCCAGGGACGCGATCTTGCCGGTGAGCGTGTCGAGCTGCGCGAGCTTCGCCGTGGTCGCGGCGTCGAGAGTCGTGGTCGTGGCGGCCATGTCGTCGGTCTCCTTCGCGGGCTTCTCGCTCGCGTCGTCGTCTGCGCCCTCGGGCGCCGTCTGGTCGCCGCTGTCCTCGGGCGTCTCGTCGCGAGCCGGCTGGAGGCGGTCCTCGGGCTTCTTGCCCATCAGGACCTCGAGGATGCGAGCGCAGACGGCCATCACGGCGGCGAGGCCCTTGCCTGTCGCGTCCGCGGGAGCGTCAGCGGCGGGCTTGTTTTCGGACTCGGCGGCGTCGGCCTTCGCGAACGGGGGCTTGTCGCCCTTCTCCGCGCCGTCGGCGGGGGCCGCTTCCTCGTCGCCTTCGACGGCGTAGGCCGCGAGCCGGACGAGCGTCCGGTGTCGCGTGTCAGCGGCGACCGGGACGAAGTCTGGATCACGCGCGACACACGCCACGATCGGAGCGGCGAGCGTCACGGGCGCGAGAGTGGCCGCGTCACCGATGACTCGCACGTCGCGGAGCATCGGGAACGGGAAGTGCGGCGGGGCTCCGGCCATCAGCGCGAGAGAGCCGATCTTGCCCGCGGCCCAGTCCACCTCGATCGAGCGGTACGGGTAGCGGCCCGCGCGGATCGCTTCGAGCGTCTCCTCGTCCACCGTGAGATCGGAGACGAGACAGAACTGCTCGCGTCCGTCCACGGTCATCTTGCGGACGGCCATCGGGACGAACGTGCCGAGCGCCGTCGGCTCGCCAAGCGCGGTCCGGTGTCCGGCGTGCATCGGGGCAGCGAACCCACCGACGAGCTGCGCCATGTGCGTGGCGATGACGGACTCCATCCACTCGCGGCCGATCGCTTCGGCGTTGCTGCGCTCTCCGGCCGCAAGCTCACCGACCGTCGGCACGTCGTGGATCGTGTACGATCCGTCGGCGTTGCGCGTCGCGTCGTAGGTGACGCGGGTGACGTTCGGGGCGGCTGTCGGGATGCCTGGCACGAACGGGATGCCTACCCCGCGCGTCGGATCGCCTCAATCCCTCTTGACTTTGTTACGATATCGTGAGATGCATCCCGCGATGACTCAAGCGAGGCGTCGGCGGCCGTGAGGATCTGTCCTCGGTGCGGGTTCAAGGACCCGGCGCAGATCCGCGCGGCGGCTCGCTTTGAGGCGAAGCGACTCGCGGCGAAGCGGGCGAAGACTCGGGCGCGCATCCGAGCGAAGATGAGGGGGCGTGGATGATGACGATGGAGCTTCCGCGCGACGAGATCCTGGCGAAGATGAAGGAGGACAATTGAGCGGCGGACTCATCCTCGACGACATGATCTGTCGCCCCTACGTCGCGTGCGTGGACGTGGTGGCTGGGCAGATCGTTTGGGTGAACGAGATCGCCCGCCCCAACTCGGGACGCGCCCGCTACTGGGCGGCGCGGCTCAAGTTCCGCAACCGTCCGAACCGGGCCAAGCGGCGCGCGAAGGAGGGCGGGCGGTGAGCAAGACGATACGAATGAGCCCGGCGCGTCACGCGGAGTTCATGGAGGCGCATAGCGACTTGCTCCACGGCGTTCACCGCTCGTTCCAGGTGGCGTACGCGCACCCGGGCACCGGCCGCGCGAACTACTGGGCGGCGCGGCGGCGGTTCAGGCTGCGGCATCTTCGGCTGCGGCGTCGAATGTCGAGCGCCCGCGAGCGAGAACTGTGGGGCGGGAGCGCCGCGTGTCTGTCCTATCACCTGTCGGATGCGGAGATCTCGGACGACGTCGCGGAGCGCCTCGGCGTGCGCTACAACTGGGGCACGCACTCGGCGATGCCTAACTGAGTGACCCGCTCGCAACGCGACGATCTGGCCGCCCACGCCCAAAGCCAGGGTCCGGCCGTGCCGTCACGCCGAAGCCCGGCGGGAGCATCGTCATCAGTTTCCCGTCCGCGCCAATCAGGTTCTCGCGGCGCGCTTCGGAGATGCTGATCTCGCGTAGACCGCACCGGCACGCGTAGCCGAGCGGCGGGGAGTAGACCTCCCAGATCGACGACGTGCTCGGCGCGATCATCCCGTGGCAGGCCGTGTGGTTTGGCCGCGAAGTCGCGAGTAGCGCGCTGACGAACTTCGCGCCGGGAAGCACCTGGGCCACGTCGGGGTCGGCGAGACGCGCCCACATGCCGGCGGAGTAGGCCGTGGCGACAGACGTCGAGTAGACCGTCTCCGCGTAGGCCCGCGTCCAGCCGCCGATCTCCGCGATGACCGCCTTGGGATCGACCGGACCCGTTCCTGCGACGCTCGACGCGATGACGTTCCGAACGCGCTCCGTGATCGCCACGTCCAGCGACCGTGCGCACGCGAACGCGTGCCGATCCTCGTAGAGAGCTTGCACCGCTTCGAACCCGCGGGCGTACTCCACATCGCGCCGCAGCACGTCCAGGATCGCCGAGCGCGCCTCAACGGGTGCCAGCGTGGGCGAGAGGCCGCCGAGCTGCGCGACCGCGTGCGCCGCGAGCGCGGCCCGCTCCGGCGCCGGCGACTCCGCGTGATCTGCTAGGAGTTGCATCCGGCGCCGTCCCATCAGGTCCGCCGTCGCGAGCATCGGCCCGAACAGGTTCACCGCGTCAGCCATCGCGACGACGTAGCCGGGCCCGTCCTGTCGCACCCTCGCTACCGCAAGCCGGTTGACGATGTCCACGAGGCGTGGGGCGTTCTTGCCCGCGATCGCTGCCACCTCGTCCGCCGCCGTGACGGGCGTCATGCGGACTTCCGGAGCTCGAGCCCGAACGGGCGGAGCACCGCGTCGAAGAACCGCCGAGCGCTGAGTTCCTCGGGGCCGCCGCCCTCGGGCTTGTCGCTTCGCGGGATGCCCTCGGGCCGCCCGCCGCCGACGCCGCCTTCGCCGCCCTTCGCCGGACTGCCGAACGGGCTTCCGCCGCCGAAGATGCTCGACGGCTCGGCCTTCGGCGCGTCGAGGATGTCCTCGCCCTTCGCCGGACGCTTGACGCCGAGCCGTCGGTGCGCTTCGGCCGCGCCGATCTTGACGCCGAGCCGCTGCGCCGCTTCGTACACGCGGGCGACCTTCTCCGCGTCCTCGCTCGACACGCCGCGCGAACGGAAGACCGGACAGCGCGCCGCGCCAAGTCCCATCGCAGCCATCGGCGACGCGTTCAGGTCCATGAACAGCCGCAAGACCGACCGGCTGATCTGCTCGTCGATCAGCTCGCGGTCCCCGTCGAGCAAGTCCTCCGACGACGCCTGCTCGGCGCCCACCTGCTTGTACGGGCCGCCCTCGCCGCCGCCCATCGGACGCACGGCCGCGAGGCAGAGCTGCGACGCGCCGTCGTCGATGTAGCCGAGCACCTTCAGCATTGCGTCCGTCGCTCCCTCACCCGGCGTCAGCACCTCGATCTCGTCGGACTTGTCCACGACGACGGTCCCGCCCGCCCGCATCGACGACAGGAGATTGAGCATCGCCGTTGCCGTGGCCGCGGACGTCGTGTCCTGCGCCGCGCGTGCCGCGGCGTCGATCTTGCCGACCAAGATCCCGTGCGCCCACTTCTCGATGCCGGAGAGCATGAGGCGCCGGACGACGCCCTTGATCCAGTAGGCGTGGTACAGCGTCTCGAGCAACCCGCGGCCGTAGCCGAGTCGCTCCACCTCGTCGTCGAAGACGCACGTGATGAGACACTCCGGATTCTCCATCTCGACGTGCTTGCCCGCGTCGATCGTCCCGAGGAGCGTCTTCACGCTGACGACGTCCGACCCGTCGAGCCCCTTGACGCGTCGCGGCTGGTAGATGATCTGCCGCTTGTCCAGCGGGCGAATGAACGTCGGCGCCCACCACTCAGCGAGCAGACCGTCCGGGAACATCTCCGACCGGCCGGCGACGCGCCATTCGCGGCGCCCTTCGATCCACGCGTGCGACCGCCCGTGGAACGCGAACTTCGCCAGATGCCGCCGCGCGGAACTGAACGCCGGGATCGCTCGCATGAACGGCTCGACCGTCGCCGCGGCGAACACGTCCTCGATCGCGTCCGTCGCTGGCTCGATGACGAACTCGATCCGGCCGACCTTCGCCACGCGCTGCTGGATGAACGCGCGAAAGCGGTCGTCCAGTTGGACCTTGCCCCACGCGTCCGCGTCGCGCATGAGCGCGCCGTCGGGATCGTAGAGCGGGGCCATCGACTTGTAGAGCGCCGACAGCATCGAGACCATCTGTTGCGCCTGCGGATTGGCGCGGAACAGGTGCGAGAGGCTGCCACCCATGAACCCGCTCTGATCGTCGCTCAAAACGCACCTCCACCGAACCGCGTGGCCGACTCGGGCGCGCACGCATCGAGCACGTCACGGAACTCGCTCGCGCTCACGCCGAACGCGTCGCCGCGGTCCATGCGCGACGGCGCCGCGGCCGACTGCCACGGCCAGCGCACGGATCCGACGATCGCCTCGAACGCACCCGTGACCGCGTCCGGCACGTCGTCGTGATCCTCGGACCCGTCACCGACGAACGCGAGCATCTCGTCTCGCGCCTGGTCGCACCACGGGCCTTGGACCCACAGCACGTTGCCCACTTCCATGTGGGACGCGAACGGCTTGGCGCGGGTCGCCTTGTCGGTGCCGTGCGGCACGCCCTTGACGTCGTAGCCGGCGAGCAGTCGCTGGAGATACGATACGTACATACCCGATTCGGAGCCGGGCTCCTGCTCGATCCGGATGGGGACCGCGCGCCCGTCGCGGAGCGCCGCAGCGACGATGCGCTTCTCGACCTCCATCGCCGTTCCGCGACTGCGGTCGATCTCCTCGATGCAGAACGCGCCGTCGTGCTGTCCGCCGCGGATGCGGGACATCAGCGCGCCGACCGCCCAGTCCGGGTCGCCGGCGCGCTGCCGCTTGCTCGCGGCTGGATCCCAGTACCGCACGCGGGCTGAGACCATCAGCGGGCGCGCGTCCACGTAGTGGAACCACGGAAGCTGGAAGAACCCGCCGGACTCTCCGATCGGTCGGCCCTGATAGAGCGCGCTCCAGATCTTCGGCGGCCTCGCTCCGCGGCCGTCGCGCTTCGGACCGTCGCGGATGTCGAGCAGCTCCGACAACGGGTGCATCTCCGGATCGAGCGCCTCTCCGACCTTGCGACCGATCGGATCGCCCTCTTCGGCGATGGCCGGGAGCCGAATCTCCTTCCAGCCGCCGCCGTCGATGAGTTTCTGGAAGAGGTCCCGCGAGTGCCATCGCGTCATGATCCCGACGATGTTCGCCCGCCGCGACAGTCGCGTCATGAACACGGACCAGAACCATTCCTCGACCTTCGTCCGGTACGCCTCACTGAACGCCTGGTCAGGCCCTGAGTACGGATCGTCGAGCACGCCGACGTCCATCCCGAAGCCGGTGGTTCCGGAGCCGACGCCGACCGCGCGTACGTATCCCGGGGTTCGCCCGCCTCCCGGAAGCGACTCCCAATACTCCTCGGACGACTTGCCCATGCGAATGCGCAGAGCGTCTTGTCGTTCATTCACGAGATCGCGTCCGTACCGGACCGATCGCGCGGCCAGTTCGACGCCGTAGCTGGCGACGATCGCTTTCGTCGTCAGATCTTGCTCCATGCACCACGGAGGGACGATCCCCGAGCACAGGAGCGACTTCCCGTGCTGCGGCGGCGCCGAGATCAGGATACGCGCTCCGCCCTTCGCGAAGTCCTCGGCGATGATCCTCGAGACGTAGTCGTTCCAGCGGTTGATGCGGAAGTGCCCGTTGGTCACGTGGGCGCCGAAGCCTGCCGGATCGAGTCGCCAACCGACGCGGGCGATGTCCGCCGGGCTGACTCCGCGACTCACGACTCCGCCGAGTCGCGGACCTGCGGCGTGATGCGCCGAGCCGCGTCGATCGCCGCCCGCTGCGCCTCGGGGTCACGCGAGAGTCGCGCCGAGAGATCGTGATCCGATCCGGAGACCGTGTTGTTGATCTGGACGGCGACCGACTTCCCGGTCCCGGCCGAACCGTTCTGGAGCACGCCGGAGATCTGCAGCATCGTGCGCGCCGCCGCGTGCTGCGCGTTCGCGAGCGCCGTCTCAGCGACCCGGCCCTCCGCGACGTCCTCGACGATGTGCACCATCCTCGAGGTGAGCGCCGACGCCTCCATGCGCGCCATGTTCTGCGCGCCTTCGACCGCCTCCGGACACGCCCGCTTCAGGAACTTCGTCAGCGTCCGGGCCAGCGTCCCGGCGTCCACGGCGCGCGCTCCGCGAAAGTCCCGGTAGCCGACGTCCTGGTCCGTGATGATCGCGAGCCACGCATCGAGCGGTCGCATTCCGGAGCGACGCCGCTCGTGCCAGAGCTGCACCCTGAGCGCGTCGAGCTTCTTCCACGTGTTCGGGCACTTCTCGCGCAGCTTCGACCGCGGCGCGAGTTCCACCGTCGCACCCGGACCGGCCAGCGCAGTGACGGCGGACGGAGCGTCGCTCGACGGGGTGGCTGACTCGGACACGCACCGATGCCTACCCCGTCGCCGGAGCGAGTCAAGCCCGCTGCAACCTCACGCCACCCCGAAGAAGTCCTCGTCCGCGGTCAGCGTCCGCTCCCACATCGCGGCGAGCTGCCCCGCCACGTCCTCGCGCTGATCGTCGTACCGGATCACCGTCGCGATGTCCCGGTGCCTGGAGAACTTCGCCGCCTGCCGCACGTCGCCACCGCACCCGTCGAGCACCGCCGTGATCGCCGTGTGTCGCAGCCCGTGCGGCCGGACGGGAACCGCCACGCCCGCCGCCGCCGCCAGGTCGGCAACCACGCGCCGGACGTCCTCGCCGCACATCCGCCCGACCCGTGCGCCGGCCGGGATCGGGATCTCCGCGCCTCGCGGCAGGGTGGGGAACAGCGGGCCCGGCTCCGGCCCACGGCGAGCGATCCACCCCCGAAGTAGTTCCGCGGCCGCGGCCGGGATCGTCCGCCACTCCCGGGCCGCCCGGCCCTTGCCGAGCACCGCCACGCGGGACGGCACGCCGGGGTCCGCCGAAAGCTCCGCGTCCTCCAGCCGGAGCGAGCAAACCTCCTCGCGGCGCAGCGCCAGCACGACCAGGAGCCGGAACAGCGCGGCGTCCCGCCAACCCGTCCGCCTGGCCAACGCCGCCGGCGTCGCCGCGTGCTCGAGCATCCGCCGGACCACCTCGACGCCGGGGCCGCGGGTGTCGCGGAACGCCTCGGCGGGCTTCGAACGCACATCGAGCACCCAGTCGATCCGGCCCTTCCGCCGGTCGTTCTCCAGCATCGACCGCAGGGCGGACAGGCGGACCGCCACCGTCGCAGGGGAGAGACCGGCAGCCTCCATCGCGTCCCGGTAGCGCTCCGCGACGGTGGCCGCCTGGGGGCCGGAACGGGCCAAGAGGAAGGCGCGGGCGGATGGGACGTCCGGGAACCCTCCGCGGGTCACGAAGTCGCGCAGGGCGGCGGCGTAGGTGGCCAGGGAGGCCGCGGAACGGGCGTTGGGCCAGAGGTCCTGCGGATTGTGAGGTCCGGCGAGTTGCAGCTCGCTCGGGGTGGGGGGGTGGGGGTGGGAAGGACCCGGCTGTGAAAAAAATGCCGGGGTGAGGGGGGCCGCGGTCACGGCCTGGTCGCTCGCGTCGTCGGTGGTCATGCCGACATCGTAGCCTCTCGCGCCGACGATGCAAGCGGAAATAGCAATTACCACGTGCATCGAGTGTATCGCCAGGAGGACACCTAGCGACTCTAGGTATCCGCGACGGACCGGACCGGCGGCGGGTCGCGGCCGTTGCCTGGGCCGCATCTCGCGCGCGGGTGGTAACCAAGTTACCACTTCCCCTCCGCGCATCAGAACTCGTCCTCGAACTCGCCACTCCCCGCGGCGGCGTCGCGGCCCTCCACCGGGAACTCGTCCTCGACTGCTCCGCTGGCGCCCGCCTCTGTGTCCAGTCCCGAAACTCCGTCCGTGTTGCCTTCAGCCTCCTCGGCGCCCGGACGCCCAACTCCTGTCCCGAAATACCCCTTGGGGGGCCCCACGTTGTTACGTGGGACCCCCCAGGGGTTTCGGGACTGGGGGTCCTGGGTTGTCCCGTTATTAAGTTTCGGGACGAATTCAGGGACTGTTTCGGGACTCTTCCGCGGGCCGCTCTCCCCACTCTGGATCGGTGCCGTGTCGGCGGACGGCGATGACCTTGGGGCGTCGTCCGCCGCCCTTGACGAGGCGGAGTCCGACACACTCCCAGATGGCGAGATAGAGGGTGTCGGCGACGGTGCTTGGGAGGACGTCGAGCCGCTCGGCGAGCTGCTCGTAGGTGAGGTCGTGCCCGGCATCGTCGAGGGCGGCGCGAACTGCAGCGAGGTTGACTTTTCGGGTCGGCATGACGGCTCCTTTGGCGTGGTTGCTTCCGCCCACACAAGGCGTCCTTGGACGACGACGTGACCGGCCGCGAGGAGGGCCGATTGGAGGTCTCGGCGCTCACGGAACCACGGCGTTCGGCTGACGCCGAGAAGGCGCTGCATCTCCCCGGCGTCGGACCACGGCAGGCCGTCCGGGTGGCGCTTGCGTAGGGCGAGGACAGCGTCCACTGTCACCGACTTCGGCCTGCCGATCCGGGCGTCCGTACGGGCCGGTGGGGCGCCCTGAGCGGGGATTCCGTCCGACTCGTCTTCGATGGGCCGGAAGCGCTTCGTGGCGCCGTCCATGCCGATCCGCAGCGGCGGGATCGGGGAGTCCACGTCCTTGCCCTTGATGAGTCGCAACGTTCCGGCTGAGGCGTCGCCGTCGGGCGCGTCGATCATCACCATGCCGTCGGCGAGAGCGCGCCAGGCCTGCGAACCGAGGAGCGAGTCCGCCTTGCCGCGCGCGCTCTTTGCGTCCGTCGGCGTCTTCGACGTGTGGCACACCGGGACGATGACGGCCTGCGTCGCGTCGCGAATGGCGTGCAGGCTGACCATCCACCGCGCGACCTGCCCGCCGTCGGACGTGTCGAGGGAGCTGGACGTGAGGCTCTGCACCGTGTCGAGGATCACCACCGTTGCCTGCGCGCTCTCGATCTCGCGCCGCAGCCATCGCAGGCCCTCGGGCGTGCCGAGACACATCGAACCGGGAGACGCGACCATGAACTGACCGGGCGGGATCGGCTGGCCGGCGTGAGGCCCGGAGGCCCACAACTCGCGCGCGCGGTGCCGGATGCGCCGCTCGGGGTCCTCGCTGCCGTAGATCCAGAGCACGCGGTCCGGCTGATCTCCGAAACGCGTCGTGCGCGGGCGAAGCTGCAGGCCCTCGGCGCCGCAGAAGCAACCGCCGCCGCCGATCAGGTCGAGACACGCCGCCATGAGCGCGTAGGACTTGCCGGAGCCGCTCGCGCCGTAGGCGATGACGACGCCTGGCCGGGTGATGAGCCGCTCGACGAGCTCCTCGGGCGGTGCGGGGTCTTCCGTCTCGAGGAGCGCCGCGAGGTCCCGCGCGGCGACGGGCCGGAGCATGATCCCCGACAAGAGCAGGTCGCGGCGGGCCTGGCACGCGATGAGGGCGCCGACAGCGTGGGCCATCGCGTCGCCAGCCGCGTCCGGCTCGAACGCGAGGGCCGCGTCACGGCGCGCGGCCTCGAGGTCCCGCTCCGCGCCGGCCCGGGCGACGATGGTCGCGGCCTCGACGAGTGGGAGGCCGACGAGCGCGCAGTCGAGCGTCTCGTTCCACCAGCCGCTCGGCGCCGCGTGCTTGGGGTCGAGCTCGACGCATCGCATGTGCGTCCGTCCGATATCGATCTCGCGATACGCCGTCCAGCCCGTGCGCGCGCACGTCCAGATGAGCCGGTGGCGCGCGTCGGAGAAGTCCGTCTCGCGGACGCCCTCCATCGCGGCTTCGATCTCCGCAGTTGACGGCTGCCCGGCGAACAGCTTGCCGATGAGGGCGCGCTCGGCGACGGCTGCGGCGGTGGGGGCATCGAGCGTCTGTGTCATGCCTCACC